ATTAAATTTTTTGTAGCAGGTGATGCTTTACTGATAGCATTAGTGAAGCCTTTTACACCGCCAGACAACGACTTCATCATCGGAGTTGCATTAATCAAGAACTGCTGTCCTAACTGAATACCACTGTTTTTTAACGCATTGAGCGATCGTTCAGCCTGTTTTGACGGACTGTCAAGCTTCTTTAGATTCTGTGCAGTCTTTCCTGTTGAATTCTGAACATCCTTCAATGACTGGTTAAATTCTTTTGTACCTCCGTTAAGAATCGCTAAAGCACCTTGTCCAGCTCGCTGATTTTTGAAAAGGTTCTTGAATGCATTCGCATTTCCTCCGACTGAATCAGAAAGGATTTGTAATACATCGCCTAATGATTTTCCGCTTGCCATCAGCTCGCTGAAAGATTTTCCTGTCTTTTGACGCAATGTTGTATCAACGGTGTTGCCGCTTTTTGAAAGCTCATTTAGCATTGCTCTAATCTGTGTTGTTGCATTAGCCGTGTTGATACCTTGCTTTGTCAGAGATATATATGCACCTGCAAGATTGTCAAAATTGACATGCAGTGCGGACGCAACTGGGATTACCTGGCCCATAGACGAACCCAATTCGGCAACAGTTGTCTTACCTTTATCCTGAACGGTCAGGAGTCGGTCACTTAAAGAGGTTGCATCCTTTACCTTCAAACCATATGCATTAATTGCGGTAGTCAGTAAATCAACAGACGTCTTTGTATCAGTAAATCCGCCTTTTGCTAGATTGGTTGCGACTTTAGTGAATTTTGCAACTTGATCAGTAGGAACTGATGCAGATAACGCCTGATATGCAGCTTCTGTTATCTCCGTTGCGCTCTTTCCTGTATCAGTTGAAACTTTTAAAAGCTGATCGCTGAGTTTTTGCAAGTCTTTACCGTTTTTGTTAGCAATTGTGTTGACTTTGTTCATTCCATTTTGGAAATCACTTGCAAGCTTGACACTTGCTACAATGCCTGCGCCTGCAACTGCTGAAAGCCCCTTTAGCTTCTGGCCTGCATTTTCAATAGATTTACCAACGCTGTTGATTCGTGTTCCTACTGCAACAAATTTGCTAGCCCACGCATTTTGTGTCGAGCCGAATTTTCTGTACTCGCTTTCCAACCGCTTTAGCTTTGTCTCAGTCAAACCTAAGTCAGTCTGAAGCTTTTTGTATCTGTCGCTTTTAGGGTCAACTGTTGCCATCTCTTTTCTTAAGGCTTCAGCTTTGCCTTTTGTAAGCTCAATAGCTTTTGCCAAATCCTTTTGCTTTGAATTCAGCAGTAGTGTAGAAGATGGATTGAATTTTAGGCTTCTGTCCAAAGAGCGAATCTCTCTTTGAGTAGAATTGATTTGCTTGTTAAGGCTTGTCAGACTGCCTTGAAATTTGGTCGTATCGCCATTGATTTCAATCGTGATACCTTTTTTCTCTGCCATATTTTTCCATCCTTTCTTCAAAAATTAAAAGCACACTTTTTAGAACTCAACGTATTAGTGTGCTTTTTAATTAGAACCTGTCAAAATCGGACTGATCAGCAAGAACATTGTAATTGCATTCATCATTTGATGATTCAGTAAATATGTCAAGCACCATACCGAATGTTAGCGCATCAAGTGATTCAATGCTTAATCCGATTTGCGTTGTTCTTAATGCGAATAGACCAGTAGAATAATCACGATCTATTCGCTTGCTGTGTTTTTTTCTTTAGCAGTTCCGCTTGAATTTTCATTCCAGCATTCAAGCAGATCCATAAACGCATTAGCAAAGTCTACATCCTTATAGCCATCAAGCCAATTGATGAATTTAGGAAGCTCTTTTTCGCTCGCTTGAACAACTCCGACATAACATAGACCTTTAAAAACGAACAAATCGATGTCTAGTCCGTCTTCTCTTTTGCTGCTGTTGAATGAATCATTGAAATTAGCAAGATCTTTGAAGAAGTCTCTGTTAATTAGCTGATTGTACAGAATTGGAGTTACTGCACTCATGCGAACTTTTACTTCTTCATCGCCCAATCTTATTTTTTTAGAAATTCCACCTTTTTCCATATTAATCTCCTACTCCCTGAGAAACTGCGCCGTGAATTTTCGTATACCACGAATTGTACACTTCACTGCTCGTAGATGTTCCTGTTTCAGCTTTTGGGATGTTTACACCATTAATCTTTGTTGTTGAGCATGTCAATTTAACAGTTTCAGTCGCAACATCAACATTCTCTTCTTTTGTTTTCGATTCGACTGATGGACGCGTAGCTGAACACTTGTACATGACATGACGTCTTGCATTGACATCTCCATCAAACTCAAACAATAATGCAAAATATACAGTTGGCGCGTCAGCATTCTCTAGCAAGACTCCATCAAAATCTTCAGTCATGCCTAGAATATCACGCTTGAAATCTTCTGGAACCAAAGCAGATTCAAAATCTCCTTCATATCCAGTATTTGTCGATGTTACATAATATTTTATTCCGTCAGCATAAAATGTTGAACTTTCGCCCTGTGGCTCAAAATTCACGCTTACGGCACCAGGCCATTCCTTGATTTCTCCATATGCTGGTCCAGTTGTGCCTTCGCTAATCAATTTAGCGTAATGTACATTTTTTAAATTGTATTTAACCTTGTTTTGTGTTGCTGTTGGCATTTTCTATTCTCCTTTTTAGTATATTTCTTTTTCAAGCATCACATCAAATTCATAAGCTGTGATGTAAATCTTTTCTTCTTTGCTATACACTTGCCCCTTCGTGAAGGAGCTAAATTCTTTTCTTGAATCAATGATATCCTCAATCTTTTGTTCAATGACAGGTTCAATCTGCTTTGTAATGAGCTCGATGTCTGCGACTTCCACTTTCTTGTAGATATGACCATCACAAAAAACGTTGTGCGTTTCCACAAAATGAACTGCACAATATCCATCACCTGTATTCTGCGACAGGTTCGCATCGCTGAAATATCTTCCAAAAACAACAGGAACAGGCAGTTCATCAGCAAGAAACTGCATGAAATCAGTCTTTCTCATAGCTTCGACAATCCCTTTTCTATGAGCCTTTCAAGTTCAGCTTCAGCAGCCTTTACCCCATGATCAATGTGTGGCTTAGCTGCAGCATGACCTTTTGTTGGCCCATACTGGTTGGAAATTGAGTGCCCTTTTTCTATAAGATGAGGCATTCCAGGAAGCTTGTTGTAGATTGTTGCTTCAGAGCTGAAAGGATGCTCATCAACCTTGCAAGACCAGCTTTTTCTATACTTTCCTGATGTTGGAAGCGAAGAAACAGGAGAAACAGTTCTCAGAACTTTTGCTCCTTTTCTTCCGGCTTTGCCAACCGCATCTTTTACAACGTCCTGAGTCTCTTTTGATATGTCCTTCAGAATTTCATCCATAGCAATAGAAAATTCATCAGGAGTTACTTTTACATAACTCATGTTGTACCTTCCCTTCTCTTGACATATAACTCTATCATCTCATCAGCTCTCACATACGTTCGATACACTTCATAGAGTACATTTTCATACTCAACAATCTGTTCATGACTGTAGTCACCGTAAAAAAGCCTAAATTTAATTTCAGGTCGAAAACCATTTCTTGCTCCTTCAAAAAATTCTTTTTCAGATACGCTTTCTTTTGTGCAGAAGACTTCTTTTTTTTTGAGCTGTCTTTGTTCTCTGAAGTACTCATCTTTTGTGATCTCTACACTGCACAAATTCAATACTGTGCTTTCTGCCATTTTTAATCATTGCTCCATTCTGTATATCCTGTAGCCATGCTAAGCTGTGCTTTCTGCTCATCATATGACTTTTTAAGTCTGTCATAATTTGTCGGATTACCGAAATTGCAGCATACATAAGTCGCGATTGCTCTTCGGATAAGAGAATCTTCAACTTCATCAATGTGTTCAATGTCAAGTTCATCATTGACAACACCAGCCAAGCCCAAATCCTGAGCACCTGCGCGAATCAGTTCAGAAAGCAATGTATCATATGCGTTCGTCTTGATTCTTAATGTAAGTTTTACATATTCCAGCATTGCTTATCCTCCCTGTTCATTCAAAAAATTGGAAATCATCTGAGCCTTTGTATCATCAGTAGATACAGTGGAATATCCACGACCAATAGCTAGATCATAAATTTGCTGCTTGGTCATGGATTGCAGTTCAGACTGTGTATAGCTTTTTGTTACTCCCCCTGCTGAGCAGTCTGTGTTTGCTGAGCAGCCTGTGTTCTTGTGAATGTAACCTTTACAAATGCAATTGGGTTTTCAAGCCCAGCATCGAACAATGAATATCCTCCGATGATGTCTTTGAATGTCTTTGGTTCAACATCAGACTGGATATATAACTCTTCAAAATCATTAGTCAATAACGATGCAGAAACACCAAAATATGCTACATCATCAGCGATGTTTCCATCTTCTTTTACTTCAGAACCTAAGATACGTCCAGCTACTTTAGGATCAGTAGTTGACGATTCAGTAAATAATGGTCTTCCCATCTTATCTTCGATTCCAAATAGTCCTGTATAGATAGTCTTGTTGTTTGCATAGACTCTCTTGATACCATTTTCACCGATTGCACCAAAGATTTCTCTGATTGTATCAGCAGTGTATGTCTTGTTGGTCATAACGTTTGAAGCTGCAATACCATAAGTAGCATCATCCAATCTTGATAAGATATGCTTTTCTTTTGCATTCGCAATACGCTTAGCGATATGATCAGTCAGCCATGATTCAAACGCATCAATTGACTGCCACTTCATTTTTCTTGTGATAACTACATGTTTTTTGATTTCAACACCATCGAGTGTCAATAAGTCGAATGTATCCTGTTCGTCATCATTAGCAGCGCCTTCAGAAGTGACTTTAGCATCTCCCTGATCAATTGCCTTATGACGAGGAACTCCGAATCCTGATGTCATGTTTGAATGAGTTGAGTCTTCATAAAGTGGAGAATAAGACTTTACTAATTCAACAATCTTATTCAATGTAACTCGTGGAACAATGTTGCCTGAATTTGATGTTGTGAAAGTGAACGCAGCTCTTTCTTCCTTGTTCATTTCCCCAAAAATCTTCTCACCGCTTTTGCGTGTAGCCATGTCCTTTAACCATGCTGAACGATACTCGGGTGAATCAGCACCATATGTTTTTGAACGAGCAGTTGGCTCTTCAAATTTTTCTAAAACCTCATGGTTTGTATCCACTTCATCGATTAATTTTTTTCTTCTTTCGATGGCATCTTCAACATTTCTTTTTTCTTCAGCTAACTCTTTGATTCTTTTTTCAATTTTGTCTAGCTCTTCTGAAGTGATTGAATCATCAGTCAACTTTGAACGACATTCTTTTAAATCAGCTAAAATTTCTTTTAAATCTCTCATGTTTTTCTCCTTTTCTAATTAAGTTCAGTTTCAATAATAAGTTTCAGTCGCTTCTTTCTTTTTTCTTCTCTCATTCGCTCCGCTTCCAGTTCCTTGATCACTCCGTCAAAAAGACTACGAGAAGACAATTCCGTCATATCGTTAGCAGGAATTGATACTGCTGAAACGTCATATAATTTGTTGATCTTTGTGATGCGAATATGCACTTCTCTAGTGCCTGATTCTTCATCATCAACGATTGTTCTTTCAGTTCCACCAACAGTGAATCCGAAAGACATCCTATCAATGTATCCTTTATCGATATCTTCAAAAAGCATTCGTCCTCTTTCATTTCCGCCAAGATTTGCAGTGACCTTCAAACCATGATCATCAATATCAAGCTTTAGCGTGCCATTTCGGCATCTTGCGTAGACAAATCCTGTATGATCAAACTGCATGATTACATCGCTCATGTCGCAGTCATCGAATGCTCGCTTGTCGATAGATTCATACAGAGTTGTGTTTCCGAATCGATAAAGTTCATATTCGCTGTCGAAAGTTGTTGCATATCCTTCAACAACCTTTTCATCCGAGTCTTCTTTTTTTCTTGTCTTTAGTGGCACACCAATCTTTCTATACTGACGGCCACTATTCAGTTTCTTCATCTTCAGTTCGTCCATTCGTTTCTCCTTTCTTTGCAACATTGGAATCAGCTTTCTTTACAATGTTTCCTTTCATATCAATCAGGTAGTATTCGCCACGAAGCGTATACATCTGGCCTAGACCGTTTGGAAGCTGAGGAAGGTTCCATATTTCACGAGCTTCATCAATCAGAAGCATTCCTCTATCCATCATCGACTCAGTGAACGCTTTCTTGTCTTTATTTGACATATACTGTAGTCTGTTTGAGGATAGAATCACTGATGATCCGTCCATAAGCTCCTGTTCAGTAAAGAGAATCTTGTTGAAAAGCTCAGTAAGTCTTATTGCAAATGGCTCAACCACTCCTTCGTAGAAAGCGTTGAGCTCATCACCGATGGCTGAGTTATTCAGAATGTTTTCGCTGACACCAAAATATTTGTTGATGTTGTCATTGATGATTTTCATCTGATCACTGTCAACAACATAAGAATCATTCTTCAATTGTTTTATGTCGCTGAAAGTGTTGGGGAACAGCAATAGTCCTCCGCCTTCACCTTTAAAAGCATTCTCATTGAATCTTTCTCTTTCTCTTCTCAAGTCCTTGTCAGAAGAGAAATTATTAAGCTGCGCTGAAAAGCGATAAGTAGCTCCATTTTTGATAGACTCTTCGATTCCTTGAGACTGCAAACAAACAAGATTCATTGTTTCATTCAGCGCAGTGTTTCCAGTGCCCGCGAATTCATCCTTGTACTGAAACCTTGTAATGATTCCGGCACGCTCCATTTCAATATAGCCTGTAGTATTGTCCTGAAACGTGTATTTTATCCACAGGTTGTTATCTCTTGAACGCACAATCATGCACTTTTCAGGAAGTGCAGTAAAGAATCCGACAGTTCTTTCACTGTCATCACTAAGTAATGGAAGAATGAACGCACTGCTGCTGATGTCAAGAATAGTCGAGACTCTATAAATGAACTGTGACCACGTTTGCCAAGGATTAGGTCGCAGTTGGATTCTCTTCTGTTCGATATTCAAAGACTCAATACCTGTAAAATGGAACTTAAGTTTTGAATTATGCGTTGCTCTTGCGTCAATGGCTCTTCGTACCTGGATGTTTTCATAGATTTCACCGTCAAAATTACTGAAAGAAGGTCTATATCCAACAACCATTCCAGCTGAGAAACCATTGACTGCAGCTGATGCCTGATTCTTTTTCTTGATAAATCTTTCAAAAAATCCCATGATCATATCCTTTCTATGAACAGTTCTTCAACTGTCCACCAATTTCCTTGTAATATTTTTGCCTTACAGTCATTGCATCAAGCAAGGCAGCACATCCATCAATATGTGCTCTTTCTTCAATCTTTATCGCCTTGACCTTTCCGATTTCGTTGTCACTCTTCAACGCTACATTCAGCAAGTGCGCTTTCATGAGATCATTGTTTCCGATGTTGAAATCGCCATTCTTTATAAGCCCCTCAGTCTCTCGAATGACTGAACTTAGATTGAACCCCTGATTCACGTCATCCATATGGAATCCGAATTCATCCATTGACTGGACCAGCTGCTGAGCGCTGTACCTGTCATAGCCTATTTTTAAAGGATAGATTTCATAATCAGTAACGAGCGACTTGAACCAGTTAAAACAGTCTCGATAATCGACGAAATTCTTACCGGACCGGTTCAGCA